GTCACAGCCTTATTTAAAAGACAATGGGGTGCAAACCTTTCAAAATTTAATGGTGTGACTATGATTGGTGGAGTATCACTAAATGGTCAACAGTTATTTTCAGAGGCACAAGAAGACATAAGAAAATTAGAAGAAGAAATAAGAGGCACATACGAAACGCCTGTAACATATATGATAGGATAATGACATGCCAGTCAATCATTACTTTCAAGGCGGTAACGGTATCGGAAACGATGCTGAAAAAAGATTACACGAAGATTTAATCATAGAAGGCCTAAAAATTTACGGCCACGATTGTTACTATTTACCAAGAACACTTGTTAACCACGATTTAGTTTTAGGAGAGGATACTCTTTCTAAATTTGATCAATCATATATGCTAGAAATGTATGTTGAAACAACTGAAGGATTTGCAGGTGAACAAGAATTGGTATCTAAATTTGGTTTAGAAATAAGAGAAGACACAACGTTTGTAATTTCAAAAAGACGTTGGCAAAATCAAGTTGATAATATGGCAACACTTATAAAAACAGGAAGACCTAATGAAGGTGATGTTATTTACGTTCCTTTGATGAATAGTTTTTTTGAAATACAGTTTGTTGAAGATCAAGAGCCATTCTTTCAATTAGGTAACTTGCCAGTTTACAAATTAAAAACAACTAGATTTGAATATAGTTCAGAAAAACTTAATACTGGTATGCCAGAAATTGATCAAGCTGATGACAAGTTATCGCTAGATAAATTACAAAATCAACTAGTTTTAGAAGATGGTGGTGGATTATTACTTGAGTCAAGTGACTCAATATTAGGTAACTATAACTATGCAATATTAGAAAATGATGATTTTAATTTAGCCACTCAAACAAGAGATTATGCTGACAATGATACATATGATTCGCAAGATGATGATATATTAGATTTTACGGAACGTAATCCATTTGGTGAGGTAGACGAATAATGTTTGGAAAACAATTTTACCACGAGTCATTAAGAAAAGTAGTTGTAGCATTTGGTACAATTTTTAATAACATTGTTATTCATAGAACAAATAGTGATGGAGATGTTGTTCAAAAGATAAAGGTACCATTAGCATATTCACCAAAAGAAAAGTTTTTAGTAAGATTAGAGCAACAACCTAATTTAGATCAAAGAGAAATGGCTATAACTTTACCACGTATGGGTTTTGAAATATCAGGCATAGGATATGATTCATCTCGTAAGTTACAAAGAATTGGTAAATTTAAAAATGTTAATACATCAGACGCAAGTAAAATGTATTATCAATATAATCCTGTACCTTACAACATATCATTCAATTTATACTCATTTACTGCTACAGCTGAAGATGGACTACAAATAATAGAACAACTGCTACCATATTTTCAACCTGACTATACAGTAACTATAAATGCAATTCCTGAAATGGGTATTAAAAGAGATGTACCTATAACTTTAAATAGTGTCAATTATGAAGACACATATGATGGTGCATTTACAACAAGAAGAGCTGTAAACTATACTTTAGGTTTTACCGCTAAAACATATTTGTATGGTCCTGTTTATTCTAAAAGTGTTATTAAAGAAACACAAACTGATTTATATACAGATACATCAGGAGATCCTAAAAGAGAAGAAAGAATTGTTGTTGTACCAGATCCCACATCAGCTGACGCAAATGATGACTTCGGGTTTACAACAACTATAAGTACCTATACGGACTCTAAAAATTACGATCCGAGTACAGATGGTGACGCATAATTATGAGCATAGACGAAAAAATAAACGAAGCCCTTGGTATCTCTAACGACAAGCCTGTTACAAAGGCTGTAGTCAAAAAAGAATATACTCCACCTGTTCCTAGAATAGAAGACAAAGAAAAAGAAGATGTGGATAATGATTACAAATACAGTAGAGAAAACTATTATAATCTAATCGAAAGAGGCCAAGACGCAATTCAAGGCATACTTGATATTGCAAATGAAAGTCAACATCCTCGTGCTTACGAAGTTGCAGGCAATCTTATTAAACAAGTTGCTGATACAGTTGATAAGTTACAAGACTTACAAGGCAAACTTAAAACATTAAAAGACGTTCCTAATAAAACAAATAATACAAATATTAAACAGGCCTTGTTTGTGGGTTCATCAGCAGAATTACATAAAATGTTAAAGAACAAAAACACACAAGTTCAAAGTGAAGAAGATAAAGATTTTAAAAAGGTAAATGATGAGTGAAGCATACTTAGGTAATCCTAATCTTTACAAAGCAAATCTCAAACAAGAATACACCGAAGAACAAATAAGAGAGATTGCTAAATGTATGGAAAATCCTATACATTTTGTAAAGACATATACTAAAATTGTAAACATTGATGAAGGTCTAGTGCCTTTTAATATGTACGGTTTTCAGGAAAAAATGGTTAAGACATTCCATGATAATCGTTTTTCTATCTGTAAATTACCTAGACAGTCAGGTAAATCAACTACCATTATTGCATATCTATTACATCAAGTTATATTTAACGATAATATAAATGTGGCCATACTTGCCAACAAAAGTTCTACTGCTAGAGATTTATTAGGTCGTCTTCAACTTGCGTATGAAAACTTACCTAAATGGTTACAACAAGGTGTATTAAACTGGAACAAAGGTTCACTTGAATTAGAAAATGGTTCAAAAATACTTGCGGCCGCAACATCAAGTTCTGCTATTCGAGGTGGTTCATTTAATATCATATTCCTTGATGAGTTTGCTTTCATACCTAACAATATATCTGAGCAATTTTTTAGTTCAGTTTATCCTACAATTTCTTCTGGTAAAAAATCTAAAGTAATGATTGTATCTACGCCACATGGAATGAATATGTTTTATAAACTATGGAATGACGCAATACATGGAAGAAATGATTATAAACCTATTGAAGTACATTGGTCTGAAGTGCCAGGTAGAGATGATAAGTGGAAAGAAGAAACAATAAGAAACACTAGTGAGGCACAATTTGCTACCGAGTTTGAGTGTGAATTTGTAGGATCAGTTGATACCTTAATTAATCCATCAAAATTAAGAACGTTATCTCACAACACACCATTAGTTTCAAACGCAGGTTTAGATATGTATGAAAGAGCAGAAAAAGGTAAAGATTATGTTATGACAGTTGACGTTGCTCGTGGTACTGTAAGAGATTATTCAGCCTTTACGGTATTTGATGTTTCAAAAATGCCATATAAAATGGTTGCAAAATTTAGAGATAATGAAATTAAACCTATATTATTTCCACACACAATAGAAAAAGTTGCAAAAGAATATAACAATGCTCATGTTTGTGTTGAAGTAAATGATTTAGGTCATCAAATAGCAGACGCTTTACAGTTTGAATTAGAATATACAAATCTATTAATGTGTATGATGAAAGGTAGAGCAGGACAAGTATTAGGTGGTGGTTTTTCTAAACGAGGAACACAACTAGGTGTTCGTATGACCAAACAAGTAAAACGTATAGGTTGTTCAAACTTAAAGTCTTTACTTGAAGGTGACAAAATGCTTATACCAGATTTTCATACTATACAAGAATTGTCAACATTTGTAAGACGAGGTAGTGGTTGGCAAGCTGAAGAAGGTTCTAATGATGATTTAGTTATGTGTTGTGTCATATTTGCATGGATAACAAATCAAAGATATTTTAAAGAAATGACAGACCAAGATGTACGTGCTAGAATGTATGAAGAACAACAAAATGCAATAGAACAAGATATGGCACCATTCGGGTTTATGGATGATGGTTTAGATGATGATAGTTTTCAGGACGACTCAGGAGAACGATGGACTCCAGTGACAATTAGAAAAGGAGAAATGTTATAATGAACACTATAATACATAATAATGGTTGGACAATTACAATAAAGGAAGATATAAAAAATTTAACATTGGAACAATTATATGAGGTTGCTAAGTTATGTAACAAACATTATGTTGTTGTTTTTAAAAATCAAAATTTAACAATAGAAGATCAACAAAAAATCACATCTAGTATTGGTGAGGTAAAATGGCATCATGGTGATAATGAAGCTGAAACCGAAAGAATATTGATAGCACCAGGTATTGTAAGAGTTACTGGAGAGCTAAACGAAAAAGGAGAACAAGGTTTATTTGGACATGAAGAAGAACTTAAATGGCACACACACCATGTACATGATAAAAATATACATAGATTTCCTTACGTTTGGTTGTATTCAGTAAAGGGAAGTAAAGGTTCAAAAACTAGTTGGATAAACCAAGAGATGGCATATAATGATCTCACATTAGAAATGAAAGAAAAACTAGATAAGATAGTTTATGCTACGGGTGGAAGTACAGATCAATTTAGTAAAATGTTGTTAGACAGTACAAAAGTTCCAGTAGATTTTGATAGGCCTACAAAATTGGTACATACTAATATAGAGGGTAAAAAAGGATTATTTTTTCCATTTAATCAAGTACATAGTGTGTTTGAAGGAGTTACACAGAAAGAATGGGAAGAGTTAAAAACTTTTTTAATAGATCATTGCACACAAGAAAAATATATTTATCATCATAATTGGGAAGATAATGATTTAGTAATTTCTGAACAATGGTTAAGTATTCACAAAAGATGGTCTTTTGATGGTATGAAAGAACGATTATTACATAGAATAGCATTTGATTACAATAATGTTTATAATTTAAAACCTTATTATAGTATAGCCAGTAAAGATTTTTAATATCATAAATATACACGAGATTAATGATACCTATTAGCTAATAAGAGGAGAACAACATATATGGCATTTCAAGTTTCACCAGGTGTTGTCGTACAAGAAAAAGACTTAACAAACGTAATACCAGCAGTAGCTACAACGATCGGTGCTATTGCAGGACAATTCTCACAAGGACCAATGGATGAAGTAGTATCTATTGCTTCTGAAAAAGAATTAGTTGAAACATTTGGTAAGCCTGACTCTAACACTTTTGAATACTTTTTTAGTGCTGCAAGTTTCTTGCAATACTCATCAAGTTTAAGAGTTGTACGAGCAACAAATACAGGTGCATTTAACGCTACTGCTAGTGGCGGTGGTGCAACACTAATTAAAAATAATTCAGATTATGATGACGGTTTTACGCCAGACGGTTTATGGGCAGCTAGAACTGCAGGTGCGTGGGGAAATAATATTAAAGTTTCAATATGTCCTAACACAGCATCAGCTTACGAAAATACTTCAGCAACTACAGTAGATGATGCTTCAACAGCAGTTGGAGATACAACAATTACAGTAGATGATGGTTCAGCATTAAACGTAGGTGATATTATAAACTTTGGAGAAGCAGGTGGATACGAATACAGAATTACTGCAATTGCAACAAATGATTTAACATTCGTAAGACATCCTTCAGGTACAGGTGGTTTACATACTGCTGTAGCTGATGCTTCAACAATAAGAAGAAGATGGAGATACTATGATTTAGTATCAGGTGCTCCAGGAACATCAGCATACACTTCAGCAAGAGGTGGATCAAATGATGAAATACACGTAGTAGTGGTTGATGAAGATGGTGGTATTACAGGTACTGCTGGGGAAGTATTAGAAGTATATGACTCAGTATCAGTAGCAGGTGATGCTAAAACACCACAAGGTGATTCAAACTATTACAAAGATGTAATCTACAATAAATCACAATACATTTATTGGACTGCTCACGAGTCAACAGGTGCAGCTGGTAATTGGGGTGATCCTGCTTTAGGATTAACATTTACTGCTGTTTCAACTCTTAATGACGCAAGTTTAAGTGGTGGTGCTGACGGATCAGCAGCTTCAGTTGCAGAATTAAAAACTGCATATGAAAGATACCAAGACGCTGATACTGTAGATATAAACTTAATCATTGCTGGAAAAGGTGACGCTACTCACATAGATAACCTTATTACAGTTGCTGAAAATAGAAAAGACGCAATCGTTTTTGCTTCACCAGAAAGAACAGACGTAGTTGGTGTTACAAGTTCAACAACACAAACAACAAACGTTAAAGCTTTCTTTGATGGTATTAGATCATCTTCATACGTTGTATTTGATAGTGGTTACAAATATACTTACGACAAATACAATGACGTGTTTAGATATGTACCATTAAATGGTGATATTGCTGGTTTGGCTGCAAGAACAGACTTAATCGCAGACTCATGGTTCTCACCTGCTGGTTTCAACAGAGGAGTAATTAGAGGTGCTGTTAAGTTAGCATACAACCCATCAAAAACACAAAGAGATGAGTTATACAGAGCTAGAATAAATCCAGTAGTTACTTTACCAGGACAAGGTACAATCTTGTTTGGTGATAAAACTGGTTTATCTACTCCAAGTGCGTTTGATAGAATAAACGTTAGAAGATTGTTTATCACTTTAGAAAAAGCAATCTCTACGGCTTCTAAATTTCAATTGTTTGAGTTCAATGATGAGTTCACAAGAGCACAATTTAGAAATATCGTAGAACCATTCCTAAGAGATGTACAAGGTAGAAGAGGTGTTACAGACTTTTTAGTAGTTTGTGATACATCAAATAATACTGGTGATGTCATTGATAGAAATGAGTTTAGAGCGGATATATTTGTTAAACCTAACAGATCAATTAACTTTATACAACTACAATTCGTTGCGACAAGAACAGGTGTTGCATTTGAAGAAGTAGTAGGAGCGTAGGAGGAATCATGCCAAATATAAATGACTTTAAAGCTAAGTTAAGAGGCGGCGGCGCTCGTGCTAACCAATTCAGAGTGACAATGCCTTTCCCTGGATATGCAGCTGTAGGTGGGGAGACTGAAAGTATGTCTTTCTTAACTACATCTACATCTTTACCAGGTATGACAGTAACCGAAGTTGCTATTCCATTTAGAGGAAGAGAGTTATATGTTGCAGGTGATAGAACATTTGCTACATGGACAACTACAATTCTAAATGATACTAACTTCTTAATTCGTAATGCATACGAAAGATGGTTAAACGGTATCAACAATATGTCAGATAACGAAGGATTAACAAATCCAGTAGATTATCAAGTTGACGCCTTTGTTGATCAGTTAGACCGAAATGGTAATGTGATTAAATCATACACATTTAGAGGAATGTTTCCAACAACTCTGGATGATATTGCACTATCGTATGGCGATAACAACTCTGTAGAGAGTTTTACTGCTACACATAGATACCAATACTTTGAAACAAATACTACTACTTAATACTCTTATAAGTATTAATAGTAATAGGAGAAACTAAATTATGGCTGAACTGTTTGGGTTTAAGATAGAGCGTTTAAAAGAACCCTCTACCGATCCAAGACAAAATATAGTTCCACCTCAAGCGGAAGACGGTACACAAACCGTCCCCGCTGGTGGGTTTTTTGCGTCTTATGGAGGTTTCGATGCTACGGCACGAAACGAATTAGATTTAATAAGAAGATATAGAGAAGTTGCATTGCATCCAGAGTGTGATCTTGCAATAGAAGATATAGTATCAGAAGCAATCGTATCAAACGAAAATCAACAATCTGTACAATTAGATTTAAGTAAAATTGATTATTCAGATTCGATTAAGAAAAGAATTAGAGAGTCTTTTGCTGAGGTGTTGAAATTACTAAATTTCGATATTAAAGGCCACGACATCTTTAGAAGATGGTATGTGGATGGTAGATTATACTATCATAAAATTATTGATAAAGACTCACCAAGACTAGGAATTACTGAAGTAAGATATATTGATCCTAGAAAAATCAAAAAAATAAGAGAAGTTAGAAAACAAAGAACAGATGGAATGCCATCATCTTTTGCATTTGAAAATAAGTTTTCAGAATATTATATTTTCAATGAAAGAGGAATACATCCAACTGCTACATCTAACGCAGGTGGATTAAGAATAGCAACAGATGCTATTTCTTATTGTCCATCAGGTCTGATAGATCAAACACAAAATCAAGTACTATCATATTTACACAAAGCAATTAAACCAGTAAATCAATTAAGAATGATTGAAGACGCTGTTGTTATTTACAGAATTGCTCGTGCACCTGAAAGAAGAATATTCTACATTGATGTAGGTAATTTACCTAAGATCAAAGCTGAACAATATTTAAGAGATGTTATGGCTAGATATAGAAACAAACTTGTGTATGACGCAAGTACAGGTGAAATTAAAGATGATAGAAATCAAATGAGTATGTTAGAAGACTTTTGGTTACCTCGTAGAGAAGGTGGGAGAGGAACTGAAATTACTACATTACCTGGTGGTCAAAACTTAGGTGAGATACAGGATATAGAATACTTCCAAAAGAAACTATATCGTTCTCTTAATATACCTATTAGTAGATTAGAAGGTGGTCAAGGTTTTAATCTTGGTCGAGCTGCAGAAATTAGTAGAGATGAAGTTAAGTTTACTAAATTTGTAGGTCGTTTAAGAAAGAAATTCTGTATGTTATTCCATGATCTTTTAAAAACTCAATTAATTTTAAAAGGTATCATTGCGCCTGAAGAATGGGATATGATGATGGGAGATATTACATATACTTTCTTACAAGATGGATACTTTGCTGAGTTAAAACACAGCGAAATGATGAGAGAAAGAGTACAATTGGCTCAACAACTAGAAGGGTATGTTGGTAAATATTTCTCTAACGAATATATAAGAACCAAAATATTAAAACAAAATGAACAAGAACAAGAAGAAATCGACAAACAAATTGAAGAAGAAGGTGCTGAAGCTCAGCCCGAAGAAACACCAACCATTACGCCTAACCAAGAAACGAATGGTAGTGAAAAAGAAAAATCAACATTAGGAGATAAATAATGAGTAAAGAAAATATTAATAAATTTGTTAATTCATTACAGACAGGTGACAATGCTCAAGCAGGAGAAGATTTAAAAAATGCTCTTGCTGATAAAGTTAGTTCTGCCTTAGATGATGCTAAAACTGATGTGGCGAGATCAATGTTTACTGGACAAGTTGGTGCTGATGCACCAGAAGCTAATCCTTTTACTGGTAATGACGTTGAAGCTGAAACTCCTGCACCAGAGGTAGCAAGTGATGAAGTGGCTCAGTAAATTTATATCAGATAATATTACTGAAGCAAACGATTACAAACGTACTCGACAATACAATAAACTTACACCTAAAATGAAGCGTGCTGTAGATATGGTTTTTAGAGCTGCAGACAAAGACGCTGATGTCATTGCAAACTTTGAAAAAAATGTAGATACAGCTGCAAAACAACATGGTGTAAGCAAACAAGATTTAATGAACTACTTTGATAAAGAAACATTAACAATTTTAAGGAAGTAATATGGCGTTTACAAATGTTGTAGGTTCTACAAATTTACTAACAAAAACAGTAGATTTTTCTACTAACTGGCCTATTAGAAGAACCACAAAAACAACTAACGCCGGCACAGCTCCTGACGGAACCAATACAGCTTTATCTCTTATAGCAGATACTAATAATAATACTCATAGATTGGATAAAAATCCAGCAGGCTTAAGTGTTAATACACAATATACTTTTAGCGCACACTTAAAGGCGTTTGGTTTAAATCATGCTTCATTAACCATAGGACAAGGTAGTAATGATTTAGTAACTGATGCTACCTGTGTTTATAATTTATCAACAGGCGTTGTAGAATCTGAAGGTTCAGATTGTGATGGTTCATCTATTGAAACATTAGAAAATGGATGGTATAGATGTTCTATAACATTAACTATAGGAGGTTCAATATCAGTTAATGCTGTTTTAATAGGAATAATGTCAGACGCAACTACAACATCTTTTGTAGGTAATGATACAGACGGCATTTTAGTATGGGGACCTCAATTAGAAGAAGGTGCAAATGAATCGCAATACTTAGCAAATGATACATCTTCAACAGTTTCAAATGCAGGTTCAGACGGTATCTGGGAATTTGATGACGCAGCTACAATTAGTGATACTTATCCAGATTCAACCGATGGCGCTAATTCAACAATTGCTGGTGGCGTTAGAAGTTATAAAACACCAAGTGGTAGAATACAAAAAGTTTATATTAGAACTAGAAAAGCTGGTGAAACTAAAGAAAGCGGAGAACTATCTAAAGACTATTACGATTTACAAAATTAGGAGATAATATGGCAGACACAGTATCAACACAAGTATTAACAGACACAACAGGCGTAAAATACGCTGTTAAAATGACTAACTATTCTGATGGTACAGGAGAGAATTTAGTTAAAAAAATAGACGCTTCAAATACAACCTTTATGACTACTGATGGAAATAGAAAAATATCTAAAATATTTTGGTCAGTAAATACAGCAAACGCAAAATCAGCTGTAGAGATAGTTTGGGAGGGTGCAACAAATGCTACCGCAGTTTCTTTATCAGGTCAAGGTTTTTGGGACCTAAGGGCAGATGGAAACGAGATTCTAAACAATGCAACAACACCTACAGGTGATGTTTTATTATCTACAAAGAATTTTGCAAATGGTGATAATTATACAATTTTAGTGGTTTTCAGATAACAATTTGTATAAATATTAGAGAGAAATTAGAGATAGATACAAATGAAGTTAATTACCGAAGAAATATCAAACGCAGAATATATTGTTGAAGAAGCTGGCAATGGAAAGAAAAACTATTCCATTAAAGGTGTATTCATGCAATCTGATGTGAAAAATAGAAATGGAAGAATCTATCCTAAAGAAATACTACAAAAAGAAGTATTACGATATAATAGAGAGTTCATAGAAAAGAAAAGAGCATTTGGTGAACTAGGTCATCCAGACGGACCAACCGTTAACCTAGAAAGAGTTTCGCATATGATTAATGCTCTATATCCAGAAGGCAGTAATTTTATAGGTGAAGCACGAGTACTCGATACCCCATATGGAAAAATAGTGAAAAGTTTAATTGATGAGGGTGCAAGACTTGGAGTTTCAAGTAGAGGAATGGGTACACTTGCAAATGTAGGTGGTGCCAATGTAGTCAAAGACGATTTTTACCTTGCAACCGCAGCTGATATAGTTGCAGACCCTAGCGCTCCAGACGCTTTCGTAGAAGGCATTATGGAAGGCAAAGAGTGGGTTTGGGATAATGGGATTTTGAAAGAAGCAGAGGTTAGAGAATTAAAGTTACAAGCAGAGAGTAAAGAGAGAATTGCTAGAGCAGAGAAAAATGCTAAAGTGTTTGAATCTTTTCTTAAAAGACTGTAATTTTATAAATAGTAATTGACACTTTCCTAATGGGTTGGTGTATTTATTGCAATAATTAACAACTAAAAAACTATTGAGGAGATAGAACAATGGCTGACAATACTGTGGCAAATTTGCCAACTAAAAACGCCGCTCCAGCTGAACCAGCAAAGTCGTTACAGGCAACTGTACAACAAGTGATGACTAAAGCAATCACTTCACCGACTGACGCAAAAGTAGATTTCGCACAAGGGGTTAATCACATTACTGGTGACCCACAACAAAAAAGTGCAGGTCCAGCTGACGCAATGCCTACTCTCTCTGCTGAGAAAGAGCCTAAAAAAGATATTCAGGCTGCTTACGAAGCTGATGAGAAAAAAGACGAAAAAGAAAAAGAAGACATGAAAGAAGCAGAATACGCTGACAAAAAAGATGATGAGAAAAAAGATGTGAAAGAAGGCGAAATGCCTGCTGGTCTTAAAAAGTACTTAGACAAAAAGAATGATAAAGAAGATGAAAAGTCTGAAGAAAAAGAAGACGATAAGAAAAAAGATATGAAAGAAGCTGAAGACAAAGAAGACAAGAAAAAAGACGAAAAAGAAATGTCTGAAGCGGAAGACAAGGAAGACAAGAAAGAAAAAGAAGTTTCTGAATCTGAAGATAAAGAAAAAGAAATGAAAAAAGAAACAGCTAAAGATAAAGTTAAAGACATGGACATGAAAGAAGATGTAAATGCTCTAACTGACGGTGAAGACCTTTCTGAGGAATTCAAAGCAAAAGCTGCTACAATTTTCGAGTCTGCTGTTAAAGCAAAACTTGTCGAAGAAATTGAGAAATTAGAAAGCGAATACGAAACTAAAGTTGACGAAAAAGTTTCTGAAGTTAAAGAAGAAATCGTTGACAAAGTTGACGCTTATCTAAACTATGTTGTCGAGGAGTGGATGAAAGAAAACGAATTGGCAATAGAAAAAGGCTTAAGAAATGAGATTACTGAAGATTTTATCGGTGGTCTTAAATCTTTATTTGAGTCTCACTACATTAATGTTCCACAAGAGAAGTATGATGTAATTGAGAATCAAGCTGCTGAGATAGAAAAGTTAAAAGAAGAAGTTAACAAAACTATCGAAAAGAACGTTGAGTTAAATTCAAAACTTGCAGAATCTACAAGAGAAGAAGTTATAAATGATGTATCATCTGATCTTGTTGCAACTGAAGTTGAGAAACTTAAAGGTTTAGCAGAGAGTATTGAATATAAAGACGCTGACAGTTTTAGAAAAAGTGTAGAAACTTTAAAAAATTCTTACTTCCCTAAAGCAAAAGCGAGTGATAACGAATCTAATGAAGTAGCAGAAAACAATGCTGGTTTAGACTTGTCTGAATCAATGGCTGCATATACTGCTGCAATTAGTAAAACAAAGAAAAATCCTTACTTAAAGTAAGGGTTAGTTAACTAACTAAAGAAGGAGAGATAGAAAAATGTTTTTATCTGAATCAATACAACAAAAGTGGCAGCCCGTTTTAGAACATCCTGATCTTCCAAAGATCGAGGGTGCTTATAAAAGAGCCGTTACTTCAATGGTATTGGAGAACCAAGAAAAAGCGTTAAGAGAAGATGCTGCTTTCTTATCAGAAGCTGCGCCTACTAACGCAACTGGTGCTTCAATCCAAAACTGGAATCCTATTTTAATTAGCTTAGTAAGAAGATCAATGCCTAACCTTATCGCTTACGATATTGCAGGCGTTCAACCAATGTCAGGCCCTACAGGTTTGATATTTGCTATGAGAAGCAGATATGCATCTCAAACTGGTGGTGAAGCTCTTTTTGACGAAGCTGATACAGACTTCAGTGGTAGAAATGCTGCTGGTTCATCTGTTGCAAATAAAACAGGAGTAGCACAAGACGGAACTAACCCAGCTGTACTTAACGACACACCTGCTGGTGCATACACAAGTGGATCAGGAATGACTACTGACTATGCAGAAGCAATGGGTGATACCGCTGCTAATGCGTTTGCTGAAATGGCATTCTCAATTGAGAAATCAACTGTGACTGCTAAATCAAGAGCGCTAAAAGCCGAGTACACTATGGAGTTAGCACAAGACCTTAAAGCAATCCACGGCCTAGATGCTGAAACTGAATTATCAAACATCTTATCTGCTGAAATCCTTGCGGAAATCAATAGAGAAGTTGTAAGATCAGTTTACATTGGTGCTGAAAAAGGTGCTCAAACTAATACAACAACTACAGGTATTTTTGACCTAGATACAGACTCAAACGGAAGATGGTCTGTTGAAAGATTTAAAGGCCTAATGTTCCAATTAGAGAGAGATGCTAACGTTATCGCACAAAGAACAAGAAGAGGAAAAGGTAACATGATTATCTGTTCATCTGATGTTGCTAGTGCTTTACAAATGGCTGGTGTATTAGACTATACTCCTGCGTTAAACAACAACTTAAATGTTGATGACACAGGAAACACTTTTGCTGGTGTATTAAATGGTAAATATAAAGTTTATATTGATCCATATAGTGCAAACTCAAGTGCTAGTCAATACTTTGTAGTAGGTTACAAAGGTACTTCACCATATGATGCTGGTATATTCTACTGCCCATATGTACCTCTACAAATGGTAAGAGCAGTTGGCCAAGACACATTCCAACCAAAAATTGGATTCAAAACTAGATATGGTCTAGTAGCGAACCCATTTGCTGGTGCTGGTGCGTCTGACGCTATTACTGCTGACGGTTTAACAACTGCTAATGCAAACAGATATTACAGAAAAGTTAAAATTTCTAACTTAATGTAATACTTGTTACAAACAAATTTAAAAGGGCGGCCCTAAAAAGTCGCCCTTTTTTTTAGCATAAATAAAAGTAGATTATGTTTTATAGTGAAAGAATAACAATTTATAAAGAAATACCTATGTGGAAAAGAACACCATTTAAAGAAATTTTAGGAGTACTAGCTGTAATTTTGCTTATGACACTTGTTGCACAAGGGTTAAAGTATCTTAATCCTAAACCAAATGTATTAGAGGAATTAGAAGAAAAGATTAAAAAAGTAGAACAAAAAGAGATTGTTTTAACTGAACCTGAAAAACAACTAGAAAAACAAGCTACTGAAAAAGAGTGGCAAGAAGTAGATAAACAAACAGATAAATAGTAGTATGACTACTACAAACTCATACAATAGACAACCTACTAAATTGGACTATGCAAGTCCTACACAGTTTAAGTTTAGTTTGATTAAGTTGCCAAAAGTTGAATACTTTTGTACAGCTGCAAATATTCCTGGTATCACTTTAGGTACTTCAAATTTAGCTACACCCTTTAAAGATGTACCAATGCCTGGTGACAAACTAGACTATGATACATTAAATATTTCTTTTTTAGTAGATGAAAATTTAGAAAACTATAGAGAAATACATGGATGGATGACAGGTCTTGGATTTCCAAAAGACTATTCACAATTTAGAACATTACAATCTGCTGGAACAGATAGATATCCAACAACAACAAATGAAACTTATTCAAGTGAAATAGGAGTGACTTCTAAAAATACTCCTGATGATGGTGGTCTATATTCTGATGCTACACTATTTGTATTAACAAGTAAAAATAACTCAAACATAGAAATAAGATTTAGAGATGTTTATCCAATATCACTATCTGGATTAGATTATAATCAACAAGCTACAGATGTAGATTACTTAACAGCTAGTGTTACATTTCAATATAAAATATATGAGTTTGCAAATATTAGTGCTACAGGTACTTTAGAAACTACAACATAAACCATTGACTAAATAGTCAATAACTGATATAATGGAGATATTATGACCTTTGATGAATTGCAGGCATTAGCCGAAAAAGACCTAAAATTAAATGATACTGAACTCGATTTAGAATCATTAAAAACACCACAACTACACAACAAATATTGTAAATTTCATAATCAATATGTCAATATACTAAAAAAGGCTGAACAAGATAGAGATAAATTGTTACGGGATAAATGGGAGTACTATACTGGTAAAGCAGACCCATCGGTCTACCAAGAAAAACCTTTCAACATAAAGTTACTTAAACCAGATGTTGAAAAGTATATCAAGTCAGATGACGATTTAATTAAGTTGGAACAAAAAGTAACTTACGTACAAAGTGTGGTTGATTATCTGGATAAAACTATTCGTATTATTACAAATCGTACATTTCAAATCAAAAACGCTATAGATTGGAAGAAATTTACTTCTGGTATTATTTAAAATGTTTACTACTGAACCATACAAGGTTTATCAGTCCGTTATTTCAAAGAGTGATTGTAATAAAATAATTACAATAGGAGAACAACAAAAATTAGATAATGCCAAAATACAAGAAGGAAATCAAAATAATCGAAAGTCAATTATATCTTGGATAAAAGATAAGAGTATTGAAGATATAGTATCAAATACGATTGAAGGTTGTAATAAAGTTTGGAACTACAAACTAACAGAATATGAGCCATTTCAATATACGGTTTATAAAGAAGATGACTTTTACGATTGGCATATTGATACACATAATAAACCATACTCAAATGGTCTTATACGAAAATTAAGTTTTACGTTGTTACTAAATGATGAATATACAGGTGGAGAGTTTGAAATATGTACGCCTAATCCTAAACAAGGACAAAACAAACACATAAAATTAAACAATAATCAAATAGGAACTATGATAGTTTTTCCAAGTTTCATTTGGCACAAAGTCAACCCTATTATCAAAGGAATAAGAAAGTCTTTGGTTGGTTGGATTGTAGGTAAGCCTTTTAGTTAATATGCAAAATATAATAGTAGATAAAATAAATGACGTATATATTCGTATAGATGCTGACGCCTCTATTCGTAGAGAACTTTCTGATTACTTCTCGTTTGAAGTTCCTGGTTATAAGTTTACACCACAGTTTCGTAATAGAGTCTGGGATGGTAAAATAAGATTATATTCATATGCTACAGGTCAAATGTATGTAGGACTGTACCCATATTTAAAAGATTGGTGTAAAAAGAAAGATGTTCATATAGTTGAATCTAGTGATATTTTAACACGTAGCAACGTCTCAGCCGCCGATATAGAGGGTATGATTGAGGAGTATGATCTGTCTATCAAACCTAGAGATTATCAAATAGAAGCATATAAATTTGCTTTAGAGTGTGAACGAGGGTTGATTTTATCACCCACTGCCTCTGGTAAATCACTTATTATATACATGCTGGTTAGACACTATATGAATATGATAAACAACAAGATATTAATTATTGTTCCTACAACATCACTAGTAGAGCAATTATATAAAGATTTTAAAGATTATGGTTTTGATTCAGAAACAAATGTTAGTAGAAAATATCACGGTTATGATATTGATGATGATAAACGTATAGTTATATCTACGTGGCAATCATTATACAAAATGCCTAAAAAGTTTTTTGAAGACTATGGTGCAGTTATAGGTGATGAAGCTCACCTGTTCAAGGCCGTATCATTAACAAAGATAATGACTAAACTAACAGATTGTAAATATCGAATAGGTCTTACAGGAACACTGGATGATAGTAAAACTAATAAGTTAGTATTGACAGGACTATTTGGTATAGTTAATAGAGTGGTATCAACAAAACAATTAATAGATAAAAAACAACTAGCAAATTTAAAAGTAGTTTGTTTGAATTTAAAATATCCAGAAGAAGAATCTAAAAAGGTTTACGGTGTAAAGTACTTTGAAGAATTGGAATATCTCACTCAAAATAAAGCTCGTAATAAATACATACGAAATCTAACCCTGGCACTAAACGGCAATACTTTGTGTTTGTTTCAATTAGTAGAAAAACATGGTGAAATTTTATATAATATAATTAAAGAAAAATCAGACCCTAAACGAAAAGTGTTTTTTGTTTATGGTGGAACAGAAACAGATGATAGAGAAAAAATTAGAGCCATTACAGAAAAGTCGGACAACGCAATTATTGTCGCTTCTTTCGGGACGTTCAGCACTGGTATCAATATTCGTAATTTACACAACATTATTTTTAGTAGCCCTAGTAAAAGCCCTATAAGAGTATTACAAAGTATTGGCCGTGGCCTAAGAGTTGGTGATAAAAAACAGTCTGCTACAGTCTATGATATTTCAGACGACCTAACATATAAAGATAAAAAAAACTTTACCTTAACTCATTTTCAGGAAAGAGTGAATATCTATAATAGAGAAAACTTTAACTATGAAATACATACGGTAGATTTAAAATGATTTCAGACGAAGATTTTATGTTTTTGGTTTACGAAAGTAGAAATGCTAGAAGTATTTTGGAGATAGGTACAGGTACAGGAAAAAGCACAGCGGCTCTTTCAACAAACGGTTCTCTTATAATGACCATAGATCGAAATGATATATTTAAATATAAAGGCCTAAAGTATGCAAAAAGACACATAATGGAAAGTAAAGACTTTTGGTTTAATCCACATATGCAATATAACTTATTGTATGATTTTGTTTTTATTGATGCTTCTATTGGCTTAGGTGATTGTGAAGAAATATTAAAAAGAACAACAGATAACTTTAGTGTCGCTTTCCACGATTATCTTCCAGGTAATAAAAATAAAAATG